TGACCGTCACCGGTAGTAGTTCCCGCCCATACTACCTGCTCATTGTTAGTAAATGTACATCCTGCTTTGGTGTAATCGGTTCTTCTTTAGGTAAAGTTTCCTCTTGTTTAACTGGAATTGATTCCTCTTTAGGTTCTGTTTGTTCGGTAATTGCAGAAGTGATAATACTGTTAATCTTTTCAAAAAGAGGTACGACAGCATCATCGGGCCCTAAGGGAGGAGGCGTGGTGGGTTTAATTAACCCGCTATTTGCCATGAACTTTTTAAAGTTACCAACTTTCCGTGCACTCTGCATATATTTATTTAAGATATATTTACAAATATATCACTATGTTATCAAACCCTTTTAGAACACATAGCTCTTTGTTCTAAAAGGGTTTGATAACATTTTAATACAAACATAGTGTTAATACTATTTGCTACTTAGAACAAAAGACCCGCGATATGATTAATATCGCGGGTCTCTTTTAGTTTTTATATCTTACTGAATCAACTCTTCGAAGTTTGCACCAGTTCTGGTTGCATAGAAGTTAACGAGAATAAACTCTGCAGTACGAACTGGCTTGAGATAGATGTCTACCTTGAGCTCATTCTGATCGATAACATCAGGAGTGTTGTTACGAGTATCGCAGACGATCAAGTAATCATACACACCTTCATTATTCTTTGCAAATTCAAAGATAGGTGAAAGCGTATTAACTACCTGAGTTCTGGTTAAGAGTGTATTAGGCTTGAATACGAAATACTTCACAGTATTGTAAGTAGACTTTTCAAGATTCAAGAACAATCTACGTACATTAATACGGTCGAATGCGCTTGGAACCTTATAGAGAGTCTTTTGACCATACACTACGGTACCTTCAACAGGGAATTGTGTAATTGGGTTAACACTAATCTTATAGAGAAGATCACGTTGCTTCATACTTGGAACAACTGCGATATCACTAAAGAATCCAACACGACCAGCTTCAAAGCCTGCAGGTGCAGACCACTGATTGTTAATCTGATCATTGTTTGCCATGATGCTTGCAATGACACCAGAGAATGGTAACCAGACCTGACTATCGATATTACCATCATATGTACGACCCCAGTTTGCATAAGTACATGCATAGCTTGTGCTTATACTTCCGAAGAGGTGTCTCAATGGCCAGTAAACATGCTGTGTGAAGGTCTTTGACTTATCATCAAAGGTCTTAAAGTTCTCACCTTGCACGAAGAAGTAACGGAGTGGATCTGCAACAAAGATGTGATCCTTACGCTTGCTTTCTGCAAATGATTTAAACTCATTGAACACAGAGAGATAATCATCACGAATGTTACGCTGTGCTTCTGCTTCCATGGTTTCACGGAGCTGATAGAAGCCGGTATTAGATGTATCAGTACTTTCACCTAAGGTAATAGTAACTGTATCATCGAAGACATTAGCACCAGAAAGTGTTGGAACGTTTCTTGAACCTACGAATATGGTACCTAAACCTGCTTCGATAGTGATATCGATTGGGAATGCTTCAATGTTGTCAATCTGATTGAACAATCTGCTCAACTTAGTAGGAATTGCACCAATCACCTTATTAGATGGTACTGCAGTCTGGTAATTACCAAATGCCCACAATGCATCAGCGTGTGATGTATATGTAGCTATACCATTTAATGCAGAACTCTTAATACCAATGTATGCAGAGAGGTTAACTACTGCAGAATCAGTAATGATACGACGTGAAAGGAAACGAACCTTCTTCGTTGGTGTACCTTGAGCATTAAGCCAAGTTCCACTGTTTGTAGAGATGTTCGGATTGACTAACACTTTGATGTTTGGAGAAGAATCTTCAACGTCACCTAAGAAGAATGAACGTGCTTCACCACCATTTTCTCTCTGCACCTTACGGAAACTATCAAGAGAACCAACATATGCTTCAGTCAAGACGTTATCAAGCTTAAGAGCATCACCAAATACAGTCTTACGAACCTTAAAGAGGGTCAATATGAGAGTATCATCATATGAAGATGTTGAAATATCGAATGAAGGAATGTTTTCAACAATTTCAGAGATGCTGTTTGATCCATAGTTTGTTGATATTGCAGAAAGAGCAAAATTTCTACGTGCATCAGGCACCTCAACGGTTAAGGTAGAGTCGCTTGGAGTGATAGTATACTGCTTAACAACTGCGTCGAAATTCGTTGCAGGGTTAAGATTGTAATTATCAGAGATTGCTACATAATAACCTTCATAGTTATCATTAATAACAGTCTTAGACGTATTTAAGATGATTAAACCAGCTTTACCCCATGTAGTAGAATCAGAACTAAAGGTTGCAGATACTGAAACAGTATTAAACCAGTTAAACTGACCTTGTGAGATTTGATTGTACTGAGCTTGGGTAAGAGTGACTAATGATGGTTTACCGAAGACATATGCGGTACTTACTGCAGAAAGTGAAACACCCGCTGCGACTGAGCTTGTAACTGTATCTTCACCGTTGTAACCATACACAGGGAAGAACATTGCAGAATAATCATTACCAGTACCTAAACCTGACCCAGAACCATAAGGAATTCTAGTAGTTAAGATGTTAGCATTACTCTGGAAAGCTGCACGAGCGGAGTGATAAAAATATCTCTCTGCTGCATTAGTAGGCTTACCGTAAATTTGTTCAAATTCTGTAAAGCTTGTAGGCTGAAATACCTCGTCGATTGGACCTTGCGGTGCAAAACCTACAATTAATACAGTTGTACCAATGGTAGGGTTCGGACGAAGAGATAAATCGATCTCCCTTATCTCCACACCCGGAGACTGAATTGTTCTTTGTGCTGCCATATACTAATATTTATATACTCGAGCAACAAAAATCTTATTTAAGGAGAGTATAATGCCTTTTAAAGTATTCTTTGAAGTTGAAACTATCTCCAATTATCTTACTATTGTTGTATTGTGCGGCAGAATTAAAGCCTTTTTGTTGCGCAGTTTCTTGTGCTTTAAGAGAATTTTTAGGTGTGTCAAGCTGAGCTTTTGCATTAGGGTCTAAATGCTGCTTTCTCATTAAATCAACTGTATTAGATGATGTACCTGAAAAATTCTTTATATCAGAATAATTTACAATCTTATATCTAAAATCATCATATACTTCAAATATTAAACGCTCTTTAATAACATGAAGAGGGTGAAATACTAATCTTTCAATCTGGTGTAATGCACGTGAAACTTGAGAAATGTTATTATAAAAGGAAACAGCGGGTATATCCTTATCCCAATATCTACCTTCTATAAGATTTAATTCTGAATGCACATCATTGCTACCTATGTGCGAGTATGTGTTATAGATATCCGGATATTTACTAAAGAGATCTTCTAAAGCACTATTAGTGGTATAGTGAACTTTATATCCACCGTCTTGTGTACGCCTCTTTACTCGATCTTGTGAATATTTATCATTTAATATTGTTGCCTTTATAAAGTCAGATAAAAACATTATATTATTGTTATGAGTTTCTGTATGGTTACTAATAATTGATAAATTAAACTCTGTAAAAACAGTAAAGCAATGAGCATCATTATCGTAGCAGGTATAGTTAACCGTACCCACAGACATATCATCTGGTGACTCCTTTATCATATATTACCTCTGGGGTGCAGCATTATTTTGAGCTGGTTGCCCATTTGCGTTAGGTGCTGGTTGCGCTCCTTGAGTAGCTTCTCCTCCTGCTGGCTGACCATCTACGGGCTGCTCACCCGGTGCAGGACCGAAATCAGGTGGTAATCCTGAGCTACCACTTGACGAAACTGGTGCTCCTCCACCACCCATTCCTCCGCCACCCGGTGCTGCTTCACCTGCAGGTTGACCTTGTACCACGGCTTCTCTCCAATTTGGACCAGCAGTTTCAATCTGAGACTTCTCCCAGCGAAGCGCAGCATCTTTCTTGAGCCACTCTCTATTAGCAGCAATCTTCTCATCATCCCACCCGAGATAAAGCTTCTGTGCATAAGATGGTGCTATCATATCATTACCTGCCATTGCATTAAAGTTGTTTGACTTCAATTCAAACTTCTGTTGCTCTCTCAACTCATAGAAGTTAGATGGAGGGTTAAATGCTACCTTGAGGTGAGGTTCCTTAAGGCTGTACTTATCCCAGAGTTTCTTAAGCTTTAAATGAGTAACAAACGAGTCTCTAATAGATACAGAGAATTGTTGCTGCAACCTTATAATAAATTTTGCAAACTTTAACTCTTCACGGAGCACTTCAGAACCATCTTTAGTTTGACTATTAGGGTCTACTCGGTTTGTTGGAACCTTTAACGCACTATAAAGCTTTTTAATGAAATAAATCAAGTCATCAAGCTGTCCAAGGTTTTGACCACCTGCAAGAGAGGTAACATTAGTACCTTGTGATCCTTCTCTCTTTGCAAACCAGAAGTTATCAAGCATTGATTGAGGGTTAAATGCTTGAACTACGCGTCCATCATTACCTTGACTCTTATCAAATGTCTTACGTGACCAGTATTGGTTCATTAAACGCTTTAAGTATGCTTCTGCTTGAGGGGCGTTCATGCTTCCTACATCAACATTGAATACTAAACGCTCTGGTGCTCTTACCAAACGGTAAATTACAATTGCATCTTCAATTTGAGACAATTGACGATATGCTCTACGGGCCTTTTCGATGAACGGTAAGCGGAAAGTCTTTTCTTCATTCCATACACCTGAATTGATGTAGGTTACTTGATTTTTATCAAGAGGAACCAATTGCATACGCACTAGTGACTTGTTCTGAAGAGTAGTACGTGTTGGATCTAAGATGGGTTTGCGAAGAAGAAATCCTTTAATGAGGTAATTTTGAACATTGTCGTAAATAGGGTCAACAATTTCAGTAGGTATTGAAATAATACCTAAAATACCCGACTCTGGTGACTTAGAGTGAATGATATGTTCAAAATATAGCTCACCATCTACAAGTAGATTACGTACATACTCCCAGCCCCGCTCATCAAAGTTAAAGTATTCAACAAATTTCTTAAACTCCTTCTTAATTTCTTTTTGAACCTCTTCGCTCTGGTCTCCACTCTTGATATCAAGCTTAACAAACTCACCATCATTGTCTCTGTTTAAAAATTCATCACAAATTTCATCTAATGCATCTGAAACTTCAGAAAATGCAGCCATGATACGATAATCTCTGAGTCTTTTACCTTTATCTTGGTCTACATTTGCATAAATGTAATTGCTATACTTATCATCTAAAACAATACCTCCAATACCATTAGCAGGATTACCACCTTCAATAACATTTGATGAAACAGAGTATTTAGAAAGCAATTCATCTCTGATAGTACCAGATTGAAAGAAGTGTTTGTATTTCGGATTGAGGGTTTCGAGATTATCAATAGCAGTATAATTCTGATAGGGTAATTTATCAGAAATATACTTTATAAACTGCCTCCCGAAGGAATCTCCTCGGTCTTGATTTGTAGAAACCTGCATAGTAAATTATATTAATTATTTATATACACTTCTAAATTAATCTAATTCACAGTAATAGTAGAGAGATGAAGAACGTCTGTACTTGATTTTCCGTATCCTGCTCGATTGAAAAGAATTATATCTATTAACCCCATACTCTGTGGTGCAGAGAGGGTAAATGTGATAGTGTTATCCGTTACTTTAGTATAGTTATGCACTCTAATACCAGAAATAGGGGGATATTTGGCAGACAATGTATTATAGATGCTAAATCTATCAACCGCAGATAAATCATCAAAAAACATGTCACTGTTAGCAGATACCAATATGAGATCTACAGTGGAGAGGTTATATCCTAGTATTTTTACCGTTGCTGAGAAGCCTAAAGTAGTCTCTTCAGGAGAAATATACGTTATCTGAGGGCGAGCAGATAACGTCCATAACTCCGTAGGTTGAGCTGATAATGCCATACAGTTATTTAATCGTAAGGAAGTACATCAAACCCGGTAACTGCTGTAAAGTTTGAATCAACCTTGTAGATAATAGGTGCAGTATCGTTAGTTGCCTTGTATGGAAAGAGCCAACCTTTAATAGTAAATGAAGTAGTTGCAATAATATGCTGCTTCTGACTATCAGGTAATGTTGGTTGTGTATCAACATTAATAGAACCACTCCATTCTACTTCAGTACGAATCTCTGTAGGTAGTTGGGTAAATGCAGCAGGTGTTTTCCATGATATAATGATATATGGATTACTATAAGGTGCGAAATTAGATATAATTTGATCTAAATCCTCTTGAAACCTACATATAATAGACATATTGATAGTGATATTATATGGAGTAGGCTGTAAAAGCTTACTGAATGGTAGTGATGAACTGTCAGTATTATTGATTACCTGTGAAAGATAAGATGTTTGGTCTTTATAAAATACACGCGTTGAATCGTATTGAAGGCCGGTATAGAAGATAGACACAATTGGTATCTTAATCTCCTGTCCTTTATTCACTAAATCATGTAAAACGCGCTGCTTTGGTGCATAGGTATAGGCAACTTGAACTTTATCTCTAATAGTCCCGCTGCTATCATAACGATTAATGATAATATCATTAAATGCTGCTGCAAACTGAGATATTAAAGTCTTTACTTCAAAGTAATATGGTGTATTCCGCATGTAATTATTTACATGATTCTATCTAAAAAGTGCTTAGGTAGTTTATTGCGGTTATCCATAATGAGACGAGCAGCCATACCATCTAAAATATAGGTGATACTATAGTCATCTGCATTTCGTGTAGATCTACCACAAGTTTGAACCAGGGTACTGAGTGTTTTATTAGTGTACCACTCTCGATCTAATTCAAACTTCTGCTTTATACGTTTTGATTGAAGAGGGAGATACGGTGTTTTAAAGATAATCTGAAATCTTGAAAGATCATCCTTAAGGTCAACACCATGAGTTAAGCTGGGGCTTACTAATACTGTTGGTGTTTTAGACATCTTATGAAGAGACAGAATGTTCTCATTCTTAATCTCATTATCTCGATATAGAAATCTACTCCGAGATTTAGTATAATTAAAATGTCCTTGAACTGCACGAGTAATATCTAGACTATGAGTATGAATTACTCCCTTATCATCAGGATGCTCATCAACTATTTGCTCTGCCATTTGACAGAGCTTAGGAATTACCTCTTTACTGTTTTTATGACTTACAAAAAACTTTTGAGATATGTAAATCGGAGAACGAGCACTATCAAATTCTGAAGGGCTTTCGATATAATAGTAGTCTTTAATACCTAATTCTTCAGCATACTTCTTAGGGTCAATAATAGTTGCTGACATTAAGATTACATGCTCTGCATAATCAAATACACATCCTGTAATTGTATCAATCCGTAGAGGTGAAAACAATACATTGTTACCTGAATACTCGACACAATAATCACAAATATGCCAATTAGGTATAACCTTCTCGAGAGAAAGAATGAGTTGCTTACATGCTTTCATTCTTACTTTCTCTGCATCAGAGATTTTAAGCTTTGATTTATAGTTTCGTGCTGATGCATCGACTAAGCTTCTATACATCTCTTGAAGCTGAATAAAGATATCCTGTAGCCATGCAAATGCTTTCTTTGAGTCATCAGTATTAAGTCTCTTATATGTTATCTTAAGTGCATCTAACCGCTTATATACAATATCTACAGTAAACCGCTTTACAATTTCATCCTCTAATTCTGATGATTCATCACAAATAATAAATTGACGATATTTAATAGGTTCTGGAAGATTTAAAAAGAGTGCATAATTAAGAGTACTGAACTTCTCTGTAGCTACTTCATTACGCTTATTGTAGTAAGTGCACCGATTACATGCATAGCATTCTTGCTTCATATCAGGCACATAAAGGCAAGGTGCTGTTTCAACATCAAAATTAGTATCAACCTGACAAAGATAATTACTCTGACCTTTTAACACTTTAATGAAGTCAGGAAATGTATTGTAGTACTGATCCTGTAATGATTTAGTAACCGTAAGTGTGGTTGAACCAAAACGCTCTGATTCTTTTACTTTATTACTATATACGAATTCACCAGTTTCTTGATCAATTTTATATATCTGGTATGAATTTACTAAATCCCTATACCATGGTTCACATGATTTTGAGTAGTTTGCGAGAGTTGCAGCGATTAAGCTTTTACCAGCACCGGTAGGTGCAGAAATTATGATATACTTCTGCTTTTGAGAAATTGCTTTAGCAAGTTCTTTAAGAATGTAAACCTGTGACTTGTTAGGTGTAAAATTGCTAGGAAAGTAATTATTGAGCATTATATTAATATAATGTATTCCATATAATATTCAATGTTTGATCATGCATTTTTGAAGGTTTATGATCCTTATTCTTCTTTAATTCAGGAAGAGAAAATTCAATATCAGATAACTTGTAACTGAATGATGTTCGCTTGACATCGCTATTAACTTTGAAGGGTATAGGTATAGTGTAAAATTTACGCTTGTTATTTTCTTGGAGGGTGAATATTATTGAAAAGTCTTGAACTTGATATAAAATGACTTTACCCATCTTTATAATCTTTTTATCAATTATAAAGGATACATCCCTCTGGAGGAAGTTATTGAGAGACTGTTCTAAGGTATTAAAAAAATTATCCATACTATTGATTCATGAACGAAAGCTTTTCTTGTGGTGACATGTATTGGAGCTTTTCTCTAAAGTACTTCCAAAACAACTCATTTGCAGGTATTAATGTAATTAACTCACACTGGTCCATGCTAATACACCGATAATCCTGCATAAATAAATCCCACGTAATAATGATATTATATGCTGTGGGATTATATGCAGGTCTATTGACTGCAGGTCGATAATTTAATGCAAGTCGACCATTTGTGGAATTTAACAATTGAAAAGAATTAGTACATAACATGCGCCGGGTCAAAGGTTTACCGGGTACAGGACGACGACGCGAGAACTTAATTTCGCAGACATTTTGTAATAGTAAATTTTTTAATGTACCTAAATTTACATTCATTAAATAAGTTTCCCTGTGTTCTTTTCAATTGCAAAAGCTCTATCATCTACCAGACAAATCATTTCATAATCCTTACTGCAGGTCACCTGTAATCTCGGCAATCCATTCTCTTCAAGCCAATCTTGAATTAATTTTGTTTGCTCTTCAGCATCGATACCACACGCACGAGCAGTCATAATGCGCGCTTCTATCCCAGACTTAAGCACATATTCTAACAAAGCCTTGCAGCTTGGAATCATGTCACCTATCTTACCTTCTACCCACCCGTTATAAACTGCAAGAGTAGCATCTAAATCGAAGCCTACCCAACCAGTGCGATGTACACGCTGTCCGTATGAGGCTACATCTATTGTTGCTTTAAATCTCTCTGCTGGTGTCATATTATGCCTTTACGCAGACTCCGAAAATGCGATTTTCATCGAGGAAGATCGCTTGTTTAATTGTGAGAATCTCACCACCAGCTTTAACTTTAATATTGCTTACGGGAATGCCCTTATCGTTAGGGAAGGTAATATAGTCGCCGACCTTAACTTGTTCACACTTGGTACCTGCAATAATGATCTTACCTAGTCTCCAAGGCTTTGAGGTCATTTGACCGATAGGAATAACGATACCATTTCTTGTCATCTCCCCACTCTGTGCAGTATCAGCAAATTCAACTAAGAGAATGGTGTCTAGTGTCTTTTCAATTGCATAGTCATCAAGGAGTGAAAATTCAGTACCGAGATAATTATCGACTTTGATAGGTGCAGGACCGGAAGGTTGTGGTTTACTCATATTTGTGCTAATATTTAAAAATTAAACGTGTTAAATCAACTTTTGAGGATCTTTTTATACGGAGTAAGATCTAAACCAGTTGTTTCAATATACATACGTATCTCTCTCTTTGATAGTTGTAATTGATTAGATAAAAGAGAAACGATTTCTTCAATATGTTCCTCATCTTTGTTAACATTCTCTTTTACCTTTTTTATGTAACTAATGTAAATGCGATTATCTTGAGGAATAAGAGCTAAGAGATACTTGTAGTATTCAGTCTTAGTATTAAAGATACTCCAATTCTGATTTCCTGTTAAATTAACGAGAATTGCATTCTGTGGTGAATGCATTGATAGCCATCTATTTACTAAGAAAGGGACGAATGTAGACTCATCATCTACATTCGTTATTAAATTACCCTTCTTTTCTTTGATGATATCTTTTAGATAATCAAATATGGTATTCATTATGCAGTATATACATTATCAGGAATAAACACTGCAGAGTTTTTATCGTGTTCCCATACCTCTACCTTTACTATCATACATCCAGGATTACACTTACCAGCTTTAATCTGTTTAAAAATATATTCAGACGCAATATTATAACATAGCTCTGCGGTACGTTCAATACCAACGCCATTCGGCATAATAGTAAGCTGCATTATTCCCTGCTTTTCCATTACTTGATAATACTGCAGTGCTGGATCATTTGCAGCAACTAACGTTTTATGGTCAATTAGTTCTCTTAACTGGCGCTTAATTTCATCAAAATCACCAAAATCAAACACCCAATTGCGATGATCTAGTTCTCTCGATTCAATCCAAAATTTAGCAGTGAGATTATACCCATGCAAATATTGACAGTGAGAGTGAGTTGATGCCCATTGTCTAAATGCAGCAGATCCTAACTCAATAATTTTTGTACTTTGATATTTTTTCATATTAAACGATTACCTTCGTCGTAGCGATAAACATGTCGTCTTGGAGTTCATAAAAGAACTTAATGACCTCGTTTTGAAACTTTGTAGCTTGCTCATCAGTTAATTTTGTAGAATATGCAAATCCTGGAGCCTTCTCACCTGCAGTGATATTAATTCCTGTATGTCCTAAAGTAACACCATTTAACTGATGTACAATACTTACACTTGCTTTACCTACATTCTGAGTGATATTACGCTGAATAAATTCTGCATGAACCATAATGTCATCACCATCTACCTCAATAGGTTTTTGGATGTATTTATGGAGTATATTAGCGATGCCTGTGTTAAGTAACCGCTGATGTGCAACAGCACCAAATTTGGTGAGGAGACCATCAGGTATTTCCCAACAGAAATGCACCATCTTTTCAGAGTAGATGTAATCATTTGCAAGTTTATCTTCAAGATCAATTAAATTAGTAGTAACATCTGCGGGACCAACAAAGCTTACAATATTACCGATAGGAAGTACATTCTTACGAAATATTTGATATGCAAAAGGTTGATGAATCAAGTCACCGTTATATGTTTGAGGAGTTATAATCATATTTTACGCTTTTGATTTTAATTCAATCTGTGAGAGAATCCAAGGATAAACTTGGCTTAGGCCCTTCTTAAGTGGATAATTGGGTGCCCATTCCAACTTCTTGGTGATAAGCTTATTGTCTGAGTTACGGCCTTTGACACCAGTAGGGCCAGGAATATGCTTCTTAATAATTTTCTTTTGTGCGATTTCACTAACATAATCTACAAGCTGATTAATAGTAACCATTTCTTCCGATCCGATATTAACTGGACCAGTGAAGTCAGATTTCATCAATCTAATAATTCCTTCAACGCATTCATCAACATAAAGAAAGCTTCGAGTTTGATTACCATCACCCCAGATTTCAATAGTATCACCATCTTGCGCTAATGCGATCTTTCTACAAATAGCCGCAGGTGCCTTTTCTCTACCACCATCCCAAGTACCGAGAGGGCCGAAGATATTGTGAAAGCGGGCAATCCTCACATTAAGACCATAATTGCGCTGATATGCTAAGAATAGGCGCTCACTAAAGAGCTTTTCCCAACCATACTCACTATCAGGATATGCAGGATATGCAGAAGACTCTTCACAATTTGGATTTTCTGGGTCTTCTTGATTGAATGCTGGATACATACAAGCACTAGAGCTATAGAATATCTTTTTTACTCCATGATTCTTTGCTGCTTCTGCTACATTAAGATTAATGGTGGCAGAGTTATGCATAATTGCAGCATCGTTAGCACCAGTAAAGATAAATCCTGCACCACCCATATCTGCTGCAAGCTGATATACTTCATCAAAGCTACCTTCCTTAGGAGAGATTTGATAAGGTCCAAACATAACCGTGGATACGAAAAGTGGATTTCGTAAATCACCCATAATAAACTCATCTGCATGAGATTCTGAATACTCAGGATACTTTAAATCTACTGCTCTTACCCAATATCCATCAGCTCTCAATCTATTGACGAGATGATTACCGATAAACCCTCCGCCACCTAACACTAACGCTGTTTTTTGATTCATACTAATATGTTAAATGTTCTACAAATAAATCAATCATTAAAATGATGAATTATGTTTTAATATCTGGGTGACTTTATCATAATATGCTTGATAAAAGTCTTTTGTTTGCTGAGGAATAAAATCAAGATGATTTATAGTATCACAGCTAATAACTGATTCTGTATACTTGTAACCAAGTAACTCATTTTCGAGATTCTTCACTAAGCATTGCTGATTGCGTTCCTGATATACAGTTGGAGGTGTAAAGATAATCTCAGCATCTGGGTCAAACTTTTGTAACAGATATGCACCCCAAATATCATCCATTCTACCCACTCCAGGGAGTACGCAATAGTATTTAAAGCATGATTTATGAAGAATTGTATTTTGACTGTTAAAGGGTGCAACGGTACGTCCCTTATTACGAGCAAAAGAATATGA